ATCAGTACAAGTCTGTCGGTACTGTCGGCGTTTAATCGAAAGGTATATAAATTATGTCAGGTATTATTACTTCCAGTTCATTTGCGAAACTGCTTTGGCCCGGCCTCAATGCTATTTATGGCAAAGAGTATGCTGATTACCCAGTCGAATGGGACAAGCTCTTCGAAAAGAATTCTTCTGATCGTGCATACGAAGAAGATCTCGGTCTAAGTTCTTTCGGTCTAGCGGCTGTTAAGAACGAAGGCGCTCCAATCCAGTACGACACTGAACGTCAGGGCTTCACCTCACGTTACAACCATGTCGTGTATGCGCTTGGTTTTATCATCACTCGTGAAATCTACGAAGATGACCAGTATGGTAAGGTTGGTGCTCAGAAGGCAAAGGCTCTCGCCCGCTCACTTCGCCAAACCAAGGAAATTGTTGGTGCTGGTATTTACAACAACGCTTTCGCTGGTTCTGGCAAGCTAGGTGGTGATGGTAAGACTCTTATCGCTACTGACCACCCGAACGTTGCTGGTGGTTCTTTCTCTAACCAGATCGCTACTGCTGCTGACCTTTCTGAAGCTGCTCTTGAGCAAGCCACCATTGACATCGCCGGTTTCCGTGATGATCGTGGCCTACTCATCGCTGCTCGTCCAGACAAGCTAGTTATTAACTATCAAAACCAATTTGAAGTTAAGCGTATCCTAGGTTCTGATGGTCGCGTTGGTACTGATCTAAATGATCCTAACGTTCTCAAGGACATGGGTATCTTTAGTAACGTTGTTACTAACCACTACCTAACTGATCCAGATGCATGGTACATTCTAACCACTGTTAAGGATGGTCTGAAGTACTTCGAGCGTCGTGGTGATGCTTTCGAAATGGACAACGACTTCGACACCGAGAACGCCAAGTTCAAGGCTACTGCTCGTTACTCCTTTGGTTGGTCTGACCCACGTGCTATCTACGGCAGTGCTGGGGCCTGATGAATCCTTCCCACACTAAAGAGTCGTGGGCTGAATATATGAGGGAGTACAGAAAACGGAAACCTCATATAATAAAAAGTATAGAATTGAAAAAACGTTTTGGAATTGGTTTGGAAGAGTATCAAATACTTTCAGAAACACAACAAAATGTCTGTGCTATTTGTAAGCAGCCTGAAAAAAGTGTAGATCATAGAACTAAAAAAGTACGGTATTTAGCAGTGGATCATTGTCACACTACTGGTAAGATTCGTGGATTGCTTTGTTCAGATTGTAATACTGCGCTAGGACTTTTAAAAGATAGTGTGGGAAATCTTCAATCCGCAATTGAGTATTTAAAGGATTAAATTATGGCAGCTTATGGAATTGGTCCTGCCGGTGTAACAGCGATTACGCCTGCCGCACGTGACCCGTATGTAAAACTAGGCAAACTCGAAGTAGCAGACGGTGCAACCGGCTTTGCTGCATTTGGTCTTCCAAAGAATGCAGTAGTTGTTGGTGTTTACACCATCTCTGCTGGTGCAAACGCTACTCAGACAGTCAACGTTGGTTTCACCAATGGTGGTGTTGAACTGGTTAGTGCTTTCGCACCGAACTCAACTGGCTACGCCGCATCCGGCGCACAGACTGGTGCTTCAGTCGGTGTTCAACTAACTGCGGATAAGACTGTTTATCTGAAGGCAAGTGCAACACTAACTAATCCAGTTATCGTAAAGGTGGAATACATTGTTCCACCAGTTGGTCTATCTCTGTAATAGACTAATACCCAAAGGGGAGATGTTCTGCTAAACACGGAGTATCTCCCTTTTATTTTATAAAGGATTTTCATGTCTGCACATCGTTCGGCAAATGCTACAGTAGCCGCACACGGCGCGAAGACCGTTACTCCAAGTGACTCTACAGAGTTAGAAATCACTAGAGGAGTTTTTGTTGGAACCACCGGGGATCTAACTGTTACAATGGCAGATGGACACGATGCAGTGTTTGTTAATATTGCTTCTGGTACAGTTGTTCCAATCCAAGTTTCTAAAATTAAAGCAGCCACAACTGCTACTGATATTCTAGCTCTTTACTAAGGAAATAAATAATGGCTACTTACAATAAATTCAATAAATATGTTCTTGATCTAGCTAACGGTGTACATGACTGGGATGCGCATACATATAAGTTAATGCTTACTAACACTGCCCCAGTAGCTACTGACTCAGTAAAAGCAGATCTAACCGAAATTACTGCTGGCAATGGATATACTGCGGGTGGTGCAGCAACAACCATTACTACATCTGTTTCTTCTGGCACATCAAAAGCTGTTGGTACTGACGTTACTTGGACTGCTTCTGGTGGTACTGTTGGACCTTTCCGGTATGTTGTTCTGTACAACGATACCCCAACATCTCCAGCAGATCCTTTAGTTGCTTGGTGGGACTACGGTAGTGCCATTACTTTAAGTATTGGTGATAGTTTTACAGCAGATGTCAATGCAACAAATGGATTCTGGTCGCTAACCTAAATGCACTACTCACTGTTTATTGGTGGATTCGAAAGTGCATTGTTTGGAGATTATACCGGAGTAATTGCGCTCTCAGCGCAAGGTGCCTCTGACCCGTTCGCTGCAGGTTCTCCAGGACAATTCCCTGCCTACCCTAACGGGCCTTGCGGTGGTACCTATGCTGCGAAGCATCAAACGTGGGCGTTTGACTCGGATCATGGGGACTTTATCGTAGGAAGCGGTGATATGACGGGGGATTCTGAGGTCGATCTCTTCACCTATAATTCCGCCACTAGACAGTTTTCGCCTTTGTTGCTGAAAGCTGCTGCCGGTTCCGGTGCTGGTACTTTTGACCGCTCCATCACAAACCTGTCAATCACTTCCGGCGGATCTGGATATACAGGCGGGTATTACCCTAACTACAATCCAGGAATGCCTGGCGTTGCACTCCAAGGGGGCACTGGAACAGGTGCTGCTGCTTCAATTCATGTTTCTGGTGGGGCAATTGATTCATGTAACATCTACAGCTCTGGCTACGGATATACTGTAGGCGATGTGCTTACGGTAAATGCCGCTGATGTTGGCGGAACCGGCTCAGGTTTCTCTGTAACCGTTACCAGCATCTCGCCAGCCGGTACACCTTCTTCCATCGTTGGACCAGTGGGCCGCTGCCTTCCGGGGTATGCCTACGATGCGAACAGGTCTGTCTTGTGGATGGAAGGCGGTTCGCCAAGAGCGGGGTATGTCTACCCGAACGGCTTTGCTAATAATTTGGTCAAAGGTGGGTTGTGGGCGCTTGACCGAAGCGTGACACCCCCAGTGTGGCATAGACAAGGCCCCGGCGTAGGTGAGAGCACAGTGGGTGTTGCCCACAACCAGCGGTACGACAGCTACTCTAGTGGGCTGTTTTTCGATGTTGTTGGGGACGCGATTTATGCGTTGTGGGGGGACATTTATAAATACCCGCTATCGGGGGTGTCTATCGATGGGGTCAGCCGCGATCTCTGGACATTCCATGCCTGCTCGCCCTTGTCCAATGAGAATCATGGCGGGTTCCACGCCTTTGACAGCCTGCGCCGTCGCATCATCTTCTGGTCGCCAAACGCGAAGAAAACCTACGCATGGAATTGCGCCACAGACACCTATTCAGACTTAGGTACTTTTGACCCGCCTTTCAACAATGATTGGCACATGTCCTACGATTCTGAAATGGATCGTGTGATTCTGTGGATCGCCGGGCAGTATGGTGCGCCTTATGACGATATGAACTCTCCCGGATACAACGGTGATTATCAGGGGCGTAGATCACGCGTCATGTACCAGATGGACGGCAACGGAAATTGGACTTCATTTACCCCCGTTGGGGACAAGCTGTTTGCTGATGATTGTCAGTATGCTCAGGTGTCTGGCGCGTACGATCCAGTCAATAAATGCACTGTGATTATGGCGGCAAACCAGACCAGCGATGCGCAAAATGGCGACTGGTTTAATCCACATAGGTTGGTTGTATATCATCTGTCTAGTGGTTCATGGCCCGCCTGGCGTCAGGGGTTGGCAGATAACGTGTGGAGCGCAAATCTAGCCACAAACACCTACGTTTCGATCATCGAGCGGAACCAGGTGCAAGGGGACTTTGGAACCTACTACCAGCAACCCGGATCATCGACGGTCCCGGCAGTCGATTCAACAAACCCGTGGGCCTACTCGTCTGGCTTGTACGTCCCGCAGCATAAAAAATACATATTCACCGGCGGGGGCCACAACGACTGGCTCGGCTCGGAGGTCGGCTCGTTTGACCTATCGACGCTGACATGGGTCAGAACTGACGAATCCGCAAAGCTCGCCTATAACTCAGCGGACCCCAGCGTGCCGTTCCAGACGGATGACAATATGCTGTGGCGGGCCTGGCGTAATCCGTCGGGTCGATTTGCGCCCATCGCCAGCCACATGTACGGCGGCATGACGTATCTACCCTCCATCGACAAGGTACATGTTTTGGGTGCGGCGGCTTACCGGGGCGGAAATGGCAATCCGGGCGGCGCGACCTTCATTGACGCAGCCACTGGGCATTGGGATGAATCCGGCGCAATGGCGACGGGTTCTGCTGTCAATTGCCAGTCGCACACGATCCCGACGGTGCATGTTGTCAACTCCAGCCTTGTGCCAACAGGAGCAACAATTACCGATGCCGTCCTGCGCGTGCAGGTTGGCAACGCGCCAGAGTATTGGATGGTCGACCCGATTGGGAAAACCAAGGTCCCACACACAAGCTATTACGCCTATGCGCACAACAGTTCGTGCCAGGGCTGCATCGTGCCTGACCATCTACATCCAGGACACCTTGCATTTGTCACTGCGCATACTACTTCGGCATTTTTCTATGCCGGGTACGCCGACTACGTGAGAAACGACGGTGGCACTGTCGGTAACGGGTTGAGCATCCCCTACGGTAATACCATGCCAGCAGCCATTGGGTCCGGCGTTGCCTGCACCTGGATTTACATGGGCGACCATATTCCAGGGAGCACGAAGATTGCGGTCTACAAGGATGGGGTGGGGCTTTACGCACTCGATACGATAACGTGGGAGTGGTCTGGTTTGCTCGTTGCCGCACCCGTTGCCGCAATCGCGGATCAGTGTGTGTGGAACAGGTTTTTCTACATGCCGGAATATGAGTGCTTCGGCTTTTTCGCTAACTTCGCAGCAGCGTTTCACGCACTTCCGATTCCTAACACATTGAGGTAAAAATGGCATACACACTAAATACAAGCCACCCACTTTATGGAAACCTCCGTGATCTGATTGGCGTGCAGGGCGGGGCGCTTGTCTCGCACAAGACGGCGCGAACATTCACGCTTGACTCTTCACCTGCGCCATCGTTCGGATCTGGAACCTGGGGCGAGCATTTCGTACTTGCGAAGGCTGACAACAGTACCAGCAAAGGGACGGCACTTAGTCCGGCTCTTGACTTCAATACCTATGTAAATCCTACTTATTCGGTATTTATTGCTGTAAACACAGTGGGGGCGGTTACATATGATGCCGTTTTAGTTAATGGTCCTATCTTTGCCCCTTACATATCCGGAAGCAACGTAAGGGCTGGCGTCAGTATTTCAAATAAAATCAGTGGCGCTACCTCGCTCGGAAGTGGCGCTAGGTCATTTTGCGCAACTGCGACGATTGGGACGGGCGGTAACTTGTATCTCGACGGCGTGACTGAGGGAACGCCCTATTCTGGCGATCCAGATACACAGCGCGTCGGGGCTGGCTTTGATGGGATTGGCAGAAACGTAGGCACTGGCGCAGCAGACGGTTGCAGCATTGTCTGGATTGCTGTATTCGATAAGGTGCTATCGGCAGCCGAAGTGCTGTCACTGCACAATTCGCTCGGGGCTAGTAATGCTTTCGGGCTGGTTTCGTCCGGCGACAGCACCGCGCCGACCCTGACCTCGCCCTCCGTGACCGCCGTCGCCACGACGACCGCGACCGGCAACGTCACGACCGACGAGGGAAATGGCACGCTGTACAGCATCGTCAGCACCTCGGCCACCGCCCCGAGCGCGGCACAGATTCAAGCGGGCCAGAATCACACGGGCGCTGCAGCGGTCTGGTCTGACAATAAGGCGGTTTCAAGCACCGGTGCCAAGACCTTCAGTATCACCGGACTGACCGCAAGCACTGCCTATTACGCGCACTATCAGCACAAGGATGCGGCGAACAACAACTCGACCGTCGTTACCTCGGCGCAATTCACAACAACGTCTAACAGTTCATTATTACTAGACGCTGGTGTATATTCGATTACTGGTGTGTCCCTTACTTTAGATGGTGCGGTTACTTATACATTACCACTAGATACGGGTGCATATAATGTTTCTTCAGTAGTCGCAACTTTTGGTGTTAGTTTTCCACTTGATGCTGGTATATACAATCTTAATGGGAATGCTGTAACTCTCACACAATCTACAATTAGTAGTAGTACATATTCTTTGTTGTTGGGTGATGGTGTTTATACAATTACAGGTAGAGATGTTCTTACACCTGTCTCAACAAAACTCCTTATTGAGAGTGGTGTATACACATTATTGGGACGTAATGTTCTTTTGCAGTCATCCACAGAACCTATCATTGTTTCGTCAGGTGGACATACAATTTCTGTGTCAATTAAGATTGGAATCTAAATGAAGAAAAACCATTTCATCTCTGGAGAGTGGAACGTTACATGTGACGTATGTTCTAAGAAAATTAAAGCACATGAAGCTAAACAGAGATGGGATGGCTTCATTGTGTGTCCAGACGATTTCGAACATCGCCATCCACAGGATTTTGTAAAGGCACACTCTGATAAAATCTCAGTGCCTTTCGTTAGATCAATACCAGAGTATGTCTTTACAGTTGTTCCATATAATCTGTATTGGGACACACCATATACAAGTGCGGGTTATATTGAAGGAGATGATAATTTATGACCACCATCGTAACACGGGCTAGCAAAGGATCTCCATTGTCATGGTCTGAAGCGGATGCAAACTTCACAAATTTAAATGACGATAAAGCAGAAGTTTCTGTTGTTGCTTTAAAGGCTCCACTAGCTTCTCCTGATTTAACGGGCGTTCCAACAGCACCTACGGCTACAAATGGAACCAATACAACTCAGTTGGCAACAACTGCTTTTGTGCAGGCAAAGACGGCTACACAAACACCCAGCACAGCAGTTGGTAATATTGCCGCCACAAATGTGCAAGACGCCCTTCAGGAACTTGATTCCGAGAAGGTTGGCAACACGGGCTTGCAGACTATGGAGGGTCCACTAATTGTTATGGACAACTCCGGCCAGCTAGCAGGGTTCAGGAACATCCTCATCAATGGTAAGCTGACCATCAACCAGCGGGGCGTGACTATCGCTGCTGCTGCGAATGGGAACTACGGCCCTGACCGCTGGAAGAAAGTAGATGCCTCCAACATGACCCAGGTCGTGGAGGATGGGAATTACAGCCCCTCCACCGAGTACACGCTGTCTGGAACGAACGTCACCACACAGCAGATCACTTCCCCAGCCAGTGGGAACTGGACACTGCCAAACATTCCGATCACGGCAACCAACGTCCAGCTTGAAGAGGGCTCCATCGCTACACCATTCGAGCTGCGTCCCTATGGGTTGGAGCTTGAACTGTGCCAACGGTATTTTGAGCGGTTCGTCACTGGCTTGGCGGGCTACGTCAATGCGGCGTCCGGGCAGATCGCCCCGATTGCTACGTTCAAGACAGAGAAGCGGGCCATTCCTACGATCACGCTCATCGGCAACTCTGTGCTGGTCAATGTGTCGAATACCGCGTTTGACAATATCTCCACCCTCGGTGCGCGGCTGATTATTACTGCAACCGCAGCAGGAACAACATCTCTTATGTCCCTGTACTCGGCGGCGGCGGAACTATAATGTATGCACTGTACTTGATAGCATCCTTTGGGATGCAGCTTGTTGCGTGGTGCCTCACCCCTGTTCTGCCTCTGTTCCGCAATGAACAATGGGGTTGGTCGAACAACGGTAGTGTGCGTGCACTTGGGCCTCGGCTGCCGCGTTGGTTATCTTGGTTTGATACTCCTGACAATAGTCTATTGGGAGATTCCAAATGGATGGCAGACCACACTGGTGATTATTGGTCAATGGTGGGGTGGTTATATAGGAACTCCTTATACGGGTTTAAATGGACTGTCTTGGCTGTTGATATACAAGACACTCAAATCATTGCCGGTAATCCTGACATTGGATATCAACGTTCTCGTTTTGGCATTCTTCGTATTAGGCAACCCAATGGCGCATGGCAGTTCAAGATTGTTAAACCAATATTAGGTAAAATCTTTGAGGGTAACTTTGGATGGTTACTAGACGACACAACTAAGCAGAGAGCTTTATTTATGTTCTCTCCACGAATTAAAGGAATTCAAGATGATTAACCAAGATCGACGACACGATGATGAACGCTTAACAGAAATTGAAACAAAGTTAGATAAACTAGCTAAAGATGTCAAGGAGTTGGTAGCTGCATGGAAAGCTGCTAATGTCATTGTTGGATTTATCAAGTGGGCTGGTGGTGTCGCCACTGCTCTAACAGCATTGATTGCTCTTCTTAAACTGAAAGGATAAGTATGCCAACAAGCGGTACTACTGCATACTCTACTACTAGAGACGACATCATCAAACGTGCTCTGCGTTTGATTGGTGCTCTAGCACAGGGAGAGACTCCAACAGCTACACAGGTAACTGAAGCGGCTGTAGCTTTAAATGGTCTAGTCAAAGCTTGGGCCGCTGATGGTATGCCCTTATGGGCAATCACTGAGAAGACTCTTCCCTTTGTTTCTGGACAACGTGTATATACATTATCTACTCCAAAACCTTTAAAAGTTCTTCAAGTGTGGAATCATAATATCACTTCTAAGGTGGATATTCCAATGAGAATTGTCACACAAGCTGAATACAACATTCTAGGTAACAAGACAAGTGCTGGTAATCCAATTCAGGTTTATTATGATCCTCGTCGAGATACTGGTGAGATGCATGTTTTTCCGGTACCAACTACTGTTGAACAGTCTGCAAACATTCTGTATTACATTTGTCAGATTCCCTTCGAAGATTTCAATACAAGTACTGATGCACCGGACTTCCCACAAGAATGGTACGATGCCGTTACGTACGGTCTAGCAACACGTCTTGCTCCTGAGTATGGTGTGTCTATTCCAGATCGTAAAACCTTGTGGCAAGAGATGTCAATTATTAAACAAGAAGCTCTTAATTTTGGTCTGGAGGAAGGTTCACTTTACTTCGGAGTAGAAAGACGTTCTTGGTAAAGGAGTAATACATGGCACTACCGGGAATGGATTTACAGTCTCAATATAATCAGACCCTACAAAACACGATTGGTCAGAGCCAGTCAGAACGTCTTCGTCAAACACGCCAACAACAATCCCTTGCTAATACGGACTGGTCTCAGCGCGGTGTTGGTGATGGTGCCAAACGCATGGCAGGTTTCCAAGAAGTTAATCCTTCTCAGATGCCTAACATGTCGGGTGATACACGTTCCTTTATTCAACCATTACTTGGCAATTATCAAGAAGGTGGCAAACAGGTTGAAGGTTATTATGGCAAGGACAATCCATACACGCAAGGCGGATTAGAAACTATTCTAACTGGTCAGGGATATGCAAGGGCACCTAGCTCTCTGGGTGAACAGTTTAAATCTGTTGGTCTGAAACTGCCCAATGCATACGGACAAGATTACTACAATGCTTCTCATGAAGATGTCGGTAATAAGATCTCTGCTTATCACAATGAAGTTGCTCAATATAATCAACAGAAAGCTGCTTACACACAACCTGCATTTGACTATACTAAATATAGTGATCCTTGGGGAAGCTCTAAGGCTTCTGACTATTATAGCGCGCAGGCCAAGACTATGGAGGATGAGCTGGCCGGGCTGGAGGAAATGTACTCGGACATGGACGATATGTTCAGGACGACTGGTCGGGTTTCAGATATACAGCGACAATTACCTCTACTTAAAAAACTAAGCATGAAGGCTCCAGACCTAGCTGACACCAAAGCCTGGAATGACATGCTGTATGATCGAGTAACACTCAGTACGGCTGAATATGCCGACCGATACCCCGCGGCCAAAGCCTCCATCGAAAAGTATGGTGGCTATGGTTTCCGTCCGGGCTACAGCTACGGTGACTGGCAATGGATGCCCAACCAGATGAGTATGGGCGGTCTGGAGATGGGGGATGATTTATATGAGAAGGGCTCGGGCTATTGGCTCCATAATAGTGGTGCGGCTCGTGGTTTAAATTATTCACCTTCCAGTGGATTTTGGGAATCTGATTTTGATTCTGCTCCATCAGGGTTTAATAAGTGGATGCCTGCTATTACAATGACAGCTCTTGGTGCAATGTTCGGTGGAGCGGGCGCTCTAGCTGGAGGAGGTGCTGGAACGGTTGGTGGTGCTGTTGGACAAGGCATCGGCGCAGCCATTCCCTCTACTATTCAGACAGGCACAACCACGGGTGACTGGGGCAAGGCTTTAGGTACTGGTGGTATAAATGCTCTTGCTGGTGGTCTGGGAGGTGCTTATGGAGGCGATCTTGCCAAAGCACTAGGATTATCTGGACAGACAGGTACGAACATTGCTAAGGGTTTAATTAGTGGTACTGTTAATACACTAGGGAAATCTGCTCTTGGTGGTAAGATGGATTATAAGA